GAACCTCGTTATATTATATATAATGATGTTTGGCAGATGAGTAGAACACACCCATCTGGGGAACCCATGACAGCAATTCTGAATTCTATATTGGTTTCTGTACTCTATCGCTATTGCTTCACGCAAGTGGCGAGAAGAGAGGATCCGTTCATGGCGAGTCCTGAGCAGATGAAACGTTGTGTTTCTTTGTGCTCGTACGGGGATGACAATATAGCAACTGTGCATCCAAAAGTCTCTTGGTTCAATCAGCTGTCTCTTGCAGAAGAAATGGCTAAGATTGGAATGAGAATGACTCCAGCACAGAAGAATGCGGTCATGGGTATTTATGAAGATCAAGGAAATGTGACTTTCTTGCAGAGAAGGTGGCAATGGTCTGAAAAGCATGGTGTGCATGTACCACTTCGTGACGTTGATGATGTCGTGGAGATGGTGAATTGGGTGAGAACAGGTAATGACCCAGTGGAACAGGTGTGTTTGAATGTGGATGATGCTTTGTATGAATTGCATTTTCATGGAGTGCAAGTATACAATTATTGGCGCAATAAATTTGATGTTGCTTTGAGTATTGTGGGGATTAAGCATATGGCATTGTCGTATGCTGAGCAACTGCGTGTGTGGAATGTCAGATATAGAGTGTAAATATTTTGTATGTTTGTCAGTCTAATAGGCTGTATGAAAACTCGTGTAGTATGAGAGGTGATACTAACCTGTGTGCGTGACGTGTACACTTGTATTATAGTCAAACTGCTGTAGAGAGAGCCTGGGTTAATCTGCAGTATGCAAGCTACAACAGGTTTCAATGTGACGAATGGCTGAAATAAATGATAAAATTGTTGTGGAGAAAGTGAATACTACTCAGTTTGCAGATTCTGTTAAAGCTGAAGTAATAAATGTGACTCCCCATCAGCAATCTTTTGACGAATACGTTAAGAGTTGGTCTGAGAAGGGAGACGGAGCAAAAGCTACTCAAGATGTAGTGTCTATGTTGTCTCGTCCTGGATTGATTAAAACGTTTGAATGGCTTGAAACTGATTTGGATGATGCTTTAGTTGCTACAATAGATATTCCTTCTGCAATTCAGAGTTCCAAATTTAAGACGAGTAAGATGAAGTATTTCAAATTTGTGAGATCCAATTATAAAATTAGAATGGTTTTGAATGCGACACGTTTTCATGCCGGACGATTGCTTGTAGTTTGGGCACCTGGAGCTTCTATGTGTAGTGTGCAATCTTTGAATGAGAAATCTATGGCTTCTTTGCTTTGCTTTCCTAGCTTGATTATTGATCCAGCTACTAATCAAACAGTAGAATTTGTAATTCCATTCATTTCACCATTTTTGTACTATCCGTTAAATTCATACTCTGGTTCTAGTGTAGATGCAATTCAAATAGCTGGTCAGGCATTGGGACAGGTAAAGGTGTTTGTATTGAACAAGCTAACCTCTGGTCAGACTGTCACAACACCTGTATCTATCTCGATATATGGTTGGTTAGATGAACCTGCTCTATCGGTACCTTTGTATGCTCAGATGGGTGTGGTTTCAGACACTATTGAGGGACTGGTTGCACCTATGACAGAGATAGTGGAAACAGCTACGGATGCAGCATCTGGTGTGACTCGAATGTTACGTACTGTTGGGCTTTCAAAACCTGACAACATAGGTGCTAATATTAGAGTGACACCAGTGGTTGCTAATTCTCTATCATATGGCGTTGGATCAGATACTATTGAGAAATTGGTGGTAGACCCAAAATGTGCTTTGGAACCATGCAATGAGTTGTTTGGTACGAAGGATGATGAAATGGACATTGTTTATATTGGAAAGACTTGGAGTTTGCTAAGGCGAGTGAATTGGGAGGCGAATAGAACATCTGGATATGTGTTGGCTGATTTGCCACTATTTCCCGGTGAAGATACAACGGCTGGATGGATGTTGCGAGCTTTCAAATACTACTGTGGTAGTGTGAGAATTCGTATACAATTGGTGGCAAATCAATTCATGTCTGGAAGAATCATGGCTTTGTTTATACCATCTCAAGTTACAGTTCCTGAGCTTACACCTTTGACTGATTTGGCTGATATGATGTATAATCAAGTGTATGATTTGACTGGAACATCTGAGTCTGAGTTTACTATCCCTTATAATGCTCCATATCCAGTGCTTCCTACCCCTCATTTTGCGCAACCTGACTGTCCTGATTATGTTGGAATTGACCAATCGAGTATCGGCAATATTAAATTGTTCGTGCTTAATCAGTTGAGAACAACAAAAGCAACGACAGAAACGGCAAAGATCAATGTGTACATGTCTTTTGATGATGACCTTGAAGTGTTTTGGCCAACATTGAGTGGAATTACTGGGAGTAATTATAGCTCATCTGTTTCATGGCCACAATTAGAGTTCGAAGGTTATAAATCTGGAGATGTCGATGACATGCCTGAACTTTTCCAATTCCCTACACCAACACCACCGCCAACAATGGTGGCACATTCTGGCATCGTAGAGTCAACAGAAGACGATGCAGAATTTGTTGATGCTAGAGAGTTAACTGTTCAGGAAGTCAAAAGAGAGATCAAGGCAAGTACATGTCAAGCGCAGTCTGGGAGATTGAAAGCAGTGAATGTGGAGGATAAGAAGGATAAGAGTAAGTTAGATCCTAAGAAAGTACTGAATCAAACACCGGAACCTGTTCAGAATTCTCGAGTTGAGTCAATGCCTAACCCATTATGGGTGTCTAAGCGACAACCGGGATTTGCAGCAAAATATAATTTTGGAGAGAAAATCACCAATCTTAGACAAGTACTCAAAAGGTACAGTGCTGCTTATTACATAAGGGGTTATGCATTGACTGCATCGAGTGTTCCGACAGATTCCAG